GTACATGAAGCAGTTTGCGCCCAACGGTACGAAGCCATTGAAAGACGCCTAGAGGACGGCAGCAAGCGCATGACGCGCATTGAGCATCTGCTGTACATCACCATCGCTGCTGTCTTTCTAGGGCCGGGAGTGGCGGCGCTATTCCTGAAGAACTTACTGGGGCTGTAGCATGGCATGGTCAGATGTACTAAAGGCAATCATCCCAATCGTGGTGGCTGCGCTTGCTTGGCTACTCGGTCAAGTGGCATCCTTCTCTGAGCGTCTGACCAAGATCGAAGGGCAGATGCCCGCGCTCATCACCAAAGAGGGCGTCCCAACCGACAGCCCGATCAGCGCAGAGCGCAGGCAGATTCAAAAAGAGCAGTTGATGGCGCACATCAACGAACTGCAAGTAAAAGTCAGGCTGCTTGAAGAGCGTGAGCGCATTGCCAAGGGGAACAAGTGATGTTGGAACTTCTAAGCGGCGGCATCTTTGGCTCCCTTCTCGGGGGCATTTTTCGTCTTGCGCCAGAGGTTTTGAAGTTCTTCGACAAGAAGAACGAGCGCAACCACGAACTCCTGATGTTCCAACGCCAGTGCGATCTGGAGCAGATTCGGGGTCAGCAAAAACTCGCCGAGATCGGCGCAGCGCGGGACGCGGCCATCGACGTGGGTGTCATGGATGCGTTTAACGCCGCCATCAACCAACAGGCAGAGATGGCAAAAGCCGCAGGTGGGTGGGCAGCATCCTTGAGCGCCTCGGTGCGCCCGGTGGTCACATACTGGGTAATTGCCCTGTGGTCCTTTGTTCATCTCTGGTACGCCTGGAACGCTTGGACCAACGGCGCCCCGCCCAAGGAAGTTTTTATGACCATGATGACGGCTGACTTCATGGCTCTGGTGTCGGGCACCATCAATTACTGGTTCCTCGACAGGACGCTCAAGCAGCGCGGTCTATGAATCTGGACCTCGCAGCAGAACTCTGCCGCAGGTTTGAGGGGTTTAGAAGTAAACCCTACCTGTGCCCCGCAGGTATTCCCACCGTCGGGTACGGATCGACCTATTACGCTGACGGGCGGAAGGTGCAGTTGACCGACCCGCCGATGACCACGGAAGAGGCAGACGCTCTTTTGATGGCGGAGTTGCAGCATACCTACGCCCCCGGCGTCCTGCGCCTGTGCCCGATACTGGCTACGGAACCCGCCAAGTTCAACGCGGTCGTGGACTTTGCGTACAACTTGGGGGTTGGTCGCTTGCAGACCTCCACCCTAAAGCGCAAGATCAACGCCCAAGACTGGGATGGAGCCAAGGAGCAGTTGATGCTGTGGACAAAAGCCGGCGGGAAGGTGCTTCCTGGCCTCGTTCGTCGTCGTGAGGCCGAATGTGCCTTGATGGGGTAAATATGAGTTCTGCCGTCAAATCTGATCCTGCCAAGTGGAAGCGGATCGTCGCTTCGGTCAAAGCCTCTAGTAAGGGCGGGAAACCGGGTCAATGGAGCGCCCGCAAGGCTCAATTGGCCACTCAGAAATACAAAGGCTCTGGAGGGGGTTACAAGGGGCCGAAAAGTGCCGATAATTCGCTCTCAAAGTGGACTAAAGAGGACTGGGGAACCAAGTCCGGGAAGCCCTCCACTCAAGGCCCTGAGGCGACTGGCGAAAGGTATCTGCCCAAGACTGCTCGGGAGAAACTCTCTCCGGCGGAGTATGCGGCGACAACCCGAGCCAAGCGCGAAGGAACTAGGCAAGGCAAGCAGTTCGTTCCGCAACCCGAGTCAATCAAGAAGAAGGTGTGGTGATGGCAGTCACGATGACATATACCTCTCTGGTTGCGGACATTGAGTCCTACCTGGAGCGTACCGATCAGGCCACGATCGACAAGATCCCTACCTTCATCATGCTTGCCGAGCAGGTAATTGCCTCCCAGATCAAGTTCCTAGGCAACCTGACGGTTCAAACCAGTGCAATGGTGCAGGGCACCAATATCATCGATAAGCCCGCGCGGTGGCACAAAACGGTTTCGATGAACATCACGGTGGCGGGTAAGCGTTACCCGGTTCTGCTGCGTAAGTACGAATACCTACGCGAGTATTGGCCTGACCCCGCTCAAGAACTGGTGCCGAAGTTTTACTGCGACTACGACTACACCCACTGGATGGTGGCTCCGACTCCGGATGCCGCCTACAACTTCGAGGTGCTGTACTACGAGCGGATTCAGCCTTTGGACGCCACGAACCAGACCAACTGGTTCACGATCTACGCTCCCCAGGCTCTTTTGTACGGATCTCTGCTGCAATCAATGTCTTTCTTGAAGAACGATGAGCGAGTTCCGCTGTGGCAAGGTATGTATGACCAAGCCATGCAAACTCTTATCGCAGAAGACAAGTTGCGCGTTGCCGACCGTCAGGCGGTGGCGGTTGACAGTTAAGGATTGATCATGAGTTACAACTCACCCTTCACCGGCACCGTCATCCAACCGACGGATGTTTCGTATCGGTCTGTCACCCTGTCGGCCAACACTCAACTTGAGTGGCCGATCAACGGAAACGCCACCGACGATTACGCGGCGCGGATTATGAATGTGACGGCCTCATCCGCGGGGCTTGCACTGTGGATGCCGCCTGCGAACCAGACTTCAGTCGGCAACGATGCGCTGATCCGAAATGTCGGCGCCAACTCCTTCACGGTCAAGGACTACGCCGGGACAAACACGATCATCACGATCGCCGCCGGTGAGGTCAAGTACATCTACATCACCTCCAACGCCACGACGGCGGGTACTTGGGGCAACATTGCCTTCGGAACCGGCACCTCGGCTGCAGACGCTGCATCCTTGGCGGGATATGGTCTTTTGGCTACTGGTTCCACGCTGAATCAAAGCCATCCCGCGGTTTCTCTGATTGCTGCATACACCTTTGTGTCCGCAGACAGGGCTCAGACTTATGTGTGGACAGGCGGGGCAACGACTGCCACTCTGCCTCTTGCTTCCTCTCTTGGGAACAACTGGTTTCTTCTGTTCAAGAACAATGGCTCTGGCACGGTCACCATCGGAACAACAAGTTCAGAACTGTTTGATGGAGGAACTACCAAGGCTTTTGCCCCCGGAGAATCTGCTCTCATCGTCTGTACGGGAACGGCCTTCGTCACGGTAGGTTATGGACAGAGTTCTGACTTCCAATTCAATGTCCTGACCAAGCCAGTCACGGGTGGTGCTTACACGCTTTCGTCCAACGAAGCATCTAACACGATCCAGTTCTATACGGGAACCTTGGTATCAAACGTCACGGTGACGTATCCGCCCGTGGCAAACCTGTATGTGATCTCCAATCAGACGGTTGCGGGCGGCTTTACGCTCACGGTCACAACCGGAGCCGTTGGGGCCGCAGATGCTGTGATCCCTGCAGGCGGTCAGGCTACGGTTATCTGCGACGGAACGAACTTCTACAACGCCAACACGACTCAAGCGGGTGCTACGGCCATCTCCCTGGCCAATGGTACTGCAGGCGCTCCTAGTCTGAACTTTGCTTCTGAGACGAACACTGGCGTGTACCGTCCCGGAGCAGGGCGTTTCGGCGTTTCCATCCTAGGCAACCTTGTTCTTGACACGACGGCTTCTGGGGTAAGTGTGACTGGTACGGGAACCTTCTCCGGCGGCATCTCCGGCGGAGCATTCTGAAGTGACAAAGAAGGTATTCGCTCTCGACACCAAGCCCGGTATTCAGCGGGATGGGACTCTTTTCGACAAGGAGTTCTACGCTGACGGCCGGTGGGTAAGGTTTCAGCGCAAGCGCCCTCGCAAGATGGGCGGATACCGAGAGATCACTCCAGACCTGTCAGGCCCCTCTCGCGGGGTCTTTGTCGTTCCTAGGAACAACTTCAACAACGTCTACAACGGCTATTCAGACGGTGTTCAAGTCGTTCCGATCAACAACAATGGTATCGGATCGGGCATTACGGACTTTCGCATTGGCGGTCCTATCGTCACTCTGACGATCCTTGATGCGGGGTCTGGCTACACCAACGGCACTTACACGAATCAAGCCCTGACCTACCCCGTTTCCGGCAGCGGAATGAGCGCCTATGCCACGATCGTGGTGGCCGGTGGCGTGATCACGACAGTCACCCTGACGGGCGGCGGGATGCGTTTTGCCGTAGGAGATCAACTCACGGCTGCCATTCCTGGAGGAACTGGTTTTCTTCTGCAGGTCAACGCCATCACGAGCCCCTTTGTGGCCAGTGACGAGAACTTGTGGCAGTTTGATACCTTCGTGGACTCTGCCAACTCGCAGAACAACCTGCTTCTGGCGCATCCTTCTCAAGATCTGAACAACATTGATTCTCAGGTCGATACCTATCTGTTGGTTGGGCCGGTAGACGGAACGATCCTCTACGCCGCGGGCGTCTTCGCTCAACAGGCCGCAACGATCACCTCAGGATCTCCGACGGTCACTTTGTCGGCGGCCAACTTGAACATTGCCGCGGGGCAAATTGTGACTGGCCCCGGCATCCCCTCCAATACACGAGTTCTGTCCATCAGCACCACGACGCTGACCCTGACTCAGAATGCCTCTGCCAACGGCTCCAACGTCGATCTGATTTTCGACAACGAGGTCAAGGTCTCTGGCGGGGTGGTAACTCTTCACCCCTACGTCTTCGTGTACGGCAACGACGGACTTGTCCGAAACTGCGCTGCGGGGAACATCGACGACTGGGTTTCTGCGGAGGCCAACGAGGTCAACGTCGCCACCGGGAAGATTGTCCAAGGCTTGCCTGTTCGAGGCGGTTCTAACGCTCCTTCTGGGCTTTTCTGGTCTCTAGACTCCCTGATTCGGGTGTCCTATGCCCCGACGAATGTCGTTGTGGGAGGCACGACGATCACCCAATACTGGCGCTACGACATCATCACGAGCCAGTCTTCGCTTCTTTCGTCTCAATCCATCATTGAGTACGACGGCATCTACTTCTGGTGCGGTGTGGATCGATTCCTTCTCTACAACGGTGTGGTGAAGGAAGTCCCCAACGACATGAACCAGAACTACTTCTTCGACAACCTGAACTACACCCAACGTCAGAAGGTCTGGGCAAGCAAGGTTCCGCGATTCGGAGAGGTTTGGTGGTTCTACCCCCGCGGGGACAACAGCGAAGCCACGGACGCGATCGTCTACAACATCCGCGAGAACGCTTGGTACGACACCGGAGAGGCTCTTGGGTCTCGAAGGTCTGCGGGGTACTTCTCTCAGGTGTTCAGGTTTCCGGTTGCAGCGGGATGGGACGCCAATCAAACCGGCACCCTCAATGCCCTGTCGATCACCAACGCAGGGACTGGCTACACCGACGGCACCTATTCCTACGAGACTCTCACCGGAGGCTCTGGAACGGGCGCCAAGGCCACTTTTGAGGTCAATGGCGGGTCTATCACCAAGGTGACGATTGAAGACCCTGGATCTGGCTATACGGTCGGGAACACGCTCACAGCAACTTTCGGAAGCGGATCTAACCTTCAGGTCACGGTTGACAAGGTTGTGGGTCTGTACCCCCTGTGGCAACACGAGTTTGGCAAGGATGTTGTCAAGGGCATTACTGTCAACGCGATTGAGAGTTACTTCACAACCTCTGACTTGGGTGTCATCGCGGGCGGTCCTTCTCAGCCTTCTCCGGTGGGGGAAAACAGGTGGACCCGCCTCGAAAGGGTTGAGCCGGACTTCCTGCTTACTGAGACCATGGATCTGTATATCGTGGGCAGGCCCTATCCGCAGCAGCCTGACAAGATAACCGGCCCCTACACGTTCGATGGCTCTACGAGCAAGATCGACATGAAGGAGCAAAGGCGCGTTTTGCAACTGAAGTTCGTCTCCGACACTGTCGGGGGAGACTATCAGGCAGGCAAGATCATCCTCGACGCCGACTTCGGCGATGTTCGCGGGTACACGGTGTAATGTCTGTCGGCCTCATCTACGACCCCCGGTATCACACGTTCGAGTCGTGGGCGGCGCTCATGGTGGAACTCTATGCCGCGCAGAGCCTGCAGATCCCCGATCCTTCTATAGACTGGAAGTCCTGGGGTACTGGGCTGCTTGCGGTGGACATCTTCACCCGAGAAGGTGTTCCTAGCCCCTACAACTTCGACGACTGGCAAGAATGGGCGCAGGCTTTAGTCGGCGCTATTAATCCGGGAACTTGACATGGCACTTCCGTTCAACGACTCCTCGACGAATCGTTTTGGCGAGTATGAAGAGGAGTATCAATCTCCCCTGGTTTTGCCGTCTGACATCGGTTCTCGCTCTCCGTTGGAGAAGGCTGCTTACTACAACCAGTTGATCGACCAAGGCTATTCTGACGCCGATATTCGTCAGGCCGCGGGACAACAGACAGACTCTGACTGGTCTGCCCTTCAAGGACTTGCTTCTGGGCTTAGAACGCCCGCTCCAACTGTTGATCAACCGACTGGCGGACTTCCCCAGACAAATTTTGATACTCAAGTTGAGGAGTCGCCTGTAACTACCACGGCTGAACTTCCGATACAGAATCAATCAGAGGTCATCAAAACCGCTCTCGACGAGGCCTTTAGCACTCCTCCGTCAGAAGTTCTGCCCGAGTCCAAGCCCATCGTGGATGCGGCTCCTGTTTATGTTGCCCCCGGCTTGTATCAAACTCTTGGCGGAAATTACATTGACGAACAGGGCTACCCGGTTGATGCAGTAGAGGCTCAGAGAATCATCTCTGGTGGCGCTCCTGCTCCTGCTCCTGCTCCTGCACCCGCACCTGAACCTGCTCCCGCTCCCGCCCCCGAACCTGCACCTGCTCCCGCTCCTGCGGCGAGCGCATCTGCTCTTCAACAAGCCGCATCTTCTTCTCCTCAGTCGCTTGTCACGAGTTTGCTTGGAGCCGATCCAAGCATTGCCGATCAACTGCGAGCAAGTTACAACCAAGCATTCGGTCAAGGAGAAGGCTCAACCTTCTACGACGCCGGAATTCAGGTTGGCGACTACACACTTCGGTCTCTGCCAATTTCGTATGACTTCGCAGGAGAGCGTCAGGGCGGCGGATTCCAAGCCACCAAGACTGCGACAAACGATCGCAACCTTCCGCTTGAGACGACCTACACCTACGACGACAGCGGCAACATAACTGGCGCTCGGGTTCGTTACTTTACGGGCAGCGACAGCGGTGTTGCAATCGACTTTGACGCTCAAGGAAACAAACTTGGCGAACAAGGCTTTGATTATTCGGAGTCTTGGAAGGGCGCTGTTGCTCCTCTGGTTTCGATGGCTGCCATGGCCTTTGCGGGCCCTGTGGCTCAAAGCCTTGCTGCAACTATCGGAGGCGGCAGTGCGACCCTTGCTTCCAACATCGCTGCAAATGCAATCGTTCGTGGCGGTCTTGGGGCTGCTCAGGCGGGTTTGACCGGTGGTGATGTACTGAGAGGCGCATTGACAGGTGCTGCCACTGGCGCTCTCGGAGCGGGTGGAGCAAGCCTTGCCAATGCTGCTGCTGCTGAGACGCTCAATCTCACCGGCAGTCAGGTGGCTGCGGACGCCGTGCGCGGCGCTGTCCAGAGTGGCCTGAATGCTGTTCCTGGCGTTATCGCTTCGGGCGGAGATCTGAGCGACCTTGCCCGTGCGGGCCTGACTGGAGCGGTCACCTCCGGCGCAGGAAGCGCGATCACCTCTGCCCTTGAGGGAACCGGGATCACTGGAGGACAGGTTTCAGCAGGACTTCGACTTGCCCAAGAGTTGAGTTCCGGAAAGCCTAATATCTCGGCTATCGCTAACGCTGCAGCAGGGCTTGTTAACAACCCCAACGCCACAGTTGCCGCAAAAGCCATCGGTCTGGTGGACGCCATTCAGAGAGCGGGCTCCAATCCTGCTGCGCTGATGGGCATCATGGAGGCAGCAAACCAGTTGTCTTCTGCGGTTGAGCAGGCTTCTGTTCCAAAGGGGCTTTCGGATGCCGCAACTGCTGCCTTCATCAATGCCAAGCGTACAGGGGCAACTGATGAAGAAGCCGCCGCCGCCGCCCAGGCAGTGTCCGGAGGAACTGTTGGTGGTATCAGTCGACTTCCCGGAACCGCCCCAACCGCGACAACAAGGGTCACCGGCGAGAACTTGGGAACTGTTGGTTCTGCTAACTTTGATACCGGCGACATCACTTCCATCGAACTCCCAAGGGCTCCGACTCAGGAAGAGTTGAATGCCTCCATCGCAAACGGCATCAACAACGCTGCGACGTTTGAAGATGCTTATGCCTCCGCTCGAAATCTCTACGGCGCGGGCAAGACCTTCACTTGGCAGGGCAAGTCATACAGCACAGACACTCGGCAGGAGAACCCTGCTTTGGCAGAGGCTTCAGATCTTGCTCGGGTCAATGCGGCGACATCTACAAATCAAACGGCAGGCGCAGGACGCGGACTGACTGCGGGAGCGGGAGTGGATGCGGCAACATCTCTCTCTACCGTGCCGCTACGCACCACGATTGGGGCAACCAGTAGCGATGATGTGGGAACTGACTTTGACGCAGTTGCTACATCAATGCAGGGCACGCAACTTAGCGATCAATTCAAGCCCATCGTGGCCGATCCGCAGTGGGTTAAAGACCACTTGCAGACCGGCGGCAATGTTGTTCGGCAAGGCTTCTCTAATCTATTCCAACTGCTAGGTGAGCAAGGATCTAGCATAGTCACAGGATTGGGTGGTCGCAACACGTTCATTGATAGAGCGTTTACAGCCCTAGAGACCGCAGGCAAGAACATGGAATTGCCGCAGGTGACTCAGGCTACGCAGAACGTGTTGAGTCGAGTTCAAAACACGGAAGGATTCTTCAACAAAGGATTTGAGTTCGTTAAGGCGGTCATTGACAACCCTCTCTCGCTTAACATGGTGTTGCGTGAGGTGGGTCAAGAAGTTTTGCCGGTAGCGGCAGCAGCGCGAGCCACAAAATTGTTAGGTCTTGCCGCAGGCGTTGCTACTGATGTTGGCCTAAACACAGTTGAGGCTATCGGCGCAACTTCACGCGACAAGTATCAAGAGTACATCAATCAGGGAAAGTCTCCCGAAGAGGCAGATCGTCTTGCTGCTCGTGATGGTTACATCGCGGGCGCCATTACTGCTGTTACTGCAGGCATCGTAGATTCTGCGATTGCAAAACGCTTCGGTAGCGCCATTGAGAGCGCAGTTGGCAGGAAGGCGGGCGCGGGCGTCGCCGAGGCTCCAGTAGAAGGTTTTGAGGAACTTGTGATTTCTCTGGCTACTGGAGAGGATCTGAACTCTGCTCTTACAAAGTCCATCGTAGGCGCAGGCGTCGGCGGCAAGACTGCTAGCACAATCCAGACATCGGTTGATGTCAATACTGCACTAGCAAACTCTTTTGCAGATCAGGGTCTTGTTTCAATAGATGGAACATATCGCCCAGACTCGGTGGTAGACGCTAGTCTTGCAATCGGCACTGATCCTTCGGGAAAAACCCTTACCCTTGGCGATCTAGTTACCTCTTCTTTGGCAAACGAAGATTCGCATCTGTCTACTACTGGACAGATGGATGTTAATCAACTCATCTCGGATTACAGCCGCGAGGTATTGGGCGGTGGCGTAATCGACACATCCGGCATGGCCGCAGACACCGTGCTCGGCACGAGCGCGTCGGGCGCCCCGATCACGGCAGCAAGCCTAGGCTTGGTTAGCGGTGGCGCAACAACTGGTTCCCAAATAGATGCCGCTACGGGTTTGGTCACCAATACAGCGGTGAACAACACCGGCGGCACGACCGTGACGGCCACTAACTCCAATACCGGAGCAACAAGCACAACCGACACCAACGCTGCCACGAACACCACGGCCACGAGTTCTTCAAACCCAAATTCCGGAACAGAAACTGTTGTTCAGACGAACAACAATACCGGCGCTTCGACGACCACGACGAATGACAACAATGTCGGTACGACAACAACCGTGACGAGCGATCCGGGCTCTGATACAAAAACACAGGTCACAACGAATCAGAACACTGGTGTTGCTACTGAAAGCGTGACGGATACGAGTACGGGTGTCACTAACTCAACTGATACAAGCGCAGATACGGGCGCTATCACCCAGACAGTCACTAATGCCAACACAGGAACATCTAATTCGACAACGACTGATCCGAGCACTAACACGACCACAAATAGCCAGACCGACGGCGCCACTAACACCACGATTTCTACAGAGACCAACAACAACACTGGCGCCACGACTGAAACCACGACTGACGCAAACAACAACACGACGACTTCATCTACCACGGATACCAACACCGGAGTCACTACCCAGACCACCACCAACAACAACACTGGGGTTACGACTTCTACGGCAACCGACACCAACACTGGTGTGACAACTGAGACTCAGACGAACACCAACACTGGTGTCACCACTCAGACTCAGACCGATACCAATACTGGGACGACGACTCAAACCCAGACCGACACCAACACCGGGGTCACGACTCAGACGACAACAGATACCAATACCGGGGTAACGACAGAGACGACCACAGACACAAGCACCGGTGTCAACACCCAGACCACGACTGATACCTCTACCGGTACTACGACTCAAACAGCGACTGACACAAGTACCGGCGTCACTACACAGACGACTACCGATACAACGACGGGAGTCACGACCGAGACCCAGACTGACTCCAACATCACCACCCAAACTCAGACCGATACGAACACGGGTGTTACGACTCAGACGCAGACAGACACGAATACTGGCGTCACTACGCAGACAACGACCGACACCAATACCGGAACCACAACCAACACCACGACTGACACCAATACAGGCGTAACCACTCAGATCACGACCAACGAAAACACTGGCGTGACTACTGAGATGACAACGGATGTCAATACGGACGTTACAACCCAGACGACAACCGACGGGAACATCACGACCAACACCACGACAGATACCAACTCTGGTCAGACGATAACGGTTGTGACGGATACGACGACTGGTCGTCAGATGGTGATTGGCGATGATCTGCCTCTCAAGCCGCTGACCCCGATCAAGTCTCTTGATCCGGTCAAGCCGGTGACCTCTCTTGATCCAATCAAGGGCGTTGATCCCGTCAAGAGTGTTGAACCGGTTGCGCCCGTTACACCTCCGAAGGTCACGACTCCAACCGTAAAGCCTTCTTCAACCAGGGCCCCCGCTGCGGCGATGGCTCTTCCCGCCTTCTATGGCGGCGCTCAAGAATCCGGGCGTCTTGCCCCTCAAATGCTTGAATCCCGAGTCACCCAAGGCTATGTTGATCCTCTTGCCCAGGTACGTCAGGCGCAGGAACAGTTTGAAAGAGATGCCATGATGCAGAACATCGATCCCCGACTGATGCAGATCCTGTCCGAGCGGATGGGCACCCCTCAAGGGGGTTTGGGTCAGGCAGCCAACGAGCAGCCGTACTACTCCTACGGCCAAGAGGACTCGATTGATGACATCCTAGGCGGATCTTTTCCGGAAGCGGTGAACTACGCCAATGGCGGATATGTTCAGCCCCTGCAGGCTAAAGAGGGCGGAATGGCTCTACCCCTCCTGGCCAAGGCCGGTGGACTTCCAACCCACAAGGGTCGGGAGGACTTTAAGGGCGGGAAACACGTTGCCGGAGAGGGCGATGGCCAGTCCGACGACATCCCGGCGTGGCTTGCGGACGGGGAGTTTGTCTTCCCGGCGGATGTGGTTTCTGCCCTGGGCAACGGTTCTACCAAGGCCGGAACCGACAAGTTGTACGAGATGATGCACAACATCCGGGAGCGGGCTAGGTCAAAGGGGCCAAAAGATCTTCCGCCACCCGCTTTGAAATCTCCGCTTGACTACTTAAAATCGAAGCGGTAAAGGAGCAATCATGGGACTTTTTGATCCGGGCACTCCGCCACTTATCGAGACCAGTCGCACTACAGCGACGACTGCTCCTCAATACCTTACAGACTACCTTACCGACCTTGCGTCAAAAGGTCGTGAGCAACTGGGCACTCCCGGCGCTGAGATGGTGGCCGGACCTTCTGCGCTACAGCAGCAGGCTTACCAGATGGCTCCTGGGGTGGCCACAGCCTACCAACCTGCGATGACTTCTGCTCTAGCGGCAGGTCAGGCGGGGGCGACTCCGATCACTCAAGCCGACATCTCTGCGTTCTTCAACCCCTACGAGCAGTCGGTTGTGGACGAGATGGCCCGCCAGAGCGCCGAGAATGTCCAACAGCAGTACCTGCCTCAGTTGCGGGCCGCCTTCGGTGGAACTGGTGCTTTCGGAAGCCGCCGGTACGCCGGAGCGATTGGCCAGTCCCTAGCGGATGTTCAGGCTGATCTCTTGGGTCAACAGGCCAAGTACCGCGCCGCGGGCTATCAGAGCGCTCTAGATGCGGCTCTGAAGCAGCGTCAGGCTCAGACGCAGGCGGCATCTGCTCTTGGCGGAATTGGTGCTCAGGCGGGAACGGCGGCTACTGGCGGCCTGAAGGCTCTGGCGGATTTGGGAGCAACTCAGCAGGCGTATGAACAAGCCAAGATTGAGGCCCCGACCGTTCGTGCTCAGAACGTCGCCCAGATCCTGCGAGGCTACACCTACCCGACGACGGTCTCGGAAAAGGCTCTTCAACCACCACCCGCATTCGCTCCGTCTCCCCTGCAGCAAATTGCCGGTCTTGGCACATTGATGGGCGCGGGTTTCAGCAGCCCGAGCGGATTCGGCAACCGACTGGTTGACTTTTTGGGCAGGCAGTTTAGTGGATCTCCAACGGGAAGTTATGACCCGAACGCTCCTCTCATTGAGTACAAGGGCCCCCCTTTGACCGGAGAGGAATATCGTGATGGAGGAGGCTAAATAATGGCAACCGCTCAACGCTCCGGCCTGTCAATGGTTGTCGAGACGCCAAGGGAAGAGGCCGCCTTTGAGAAGGCGGTGGCGAGTCGAAAGGCTTTGGAAGAGGCCCTCAAGGCTCGTGAGAACCCTCTTTTTGATCCGGTTCTTCTGGCTATGGCTCAGGGTTTCCTGGCCCCCACCAAGACCGGATCATTCGGAGAGGCTTTGGGCAATGTGGCAGCGATGGTTGGCCCCGCTCAGGCGAGCGAGGACAAGCGAGCCATTGAGATGGCTCAGATCAGGCGAGAACTTGCCGCGCAGGAATTGGCAGAAGCACAGGCTATTTCTGAGCAGCAGATGCTGCGCGGACTTCCGTCCATCTTCGGCCCTTCTGGTGGCGCTCCTGCCGGACAACCTGCTTCTGGTGGGCGACCCGCTCCTGCGGGACAAGCCGCCCAGGCCGCTCCTTCTGGTGAAGTTACGACCACGAACCCCAACGAGGTTCTTTCCTACGTTGAGCGTCTGAGCAGGTCTTCTCGCCCCGCCTTGCAGAATGCTGCGAAGCAAACCCTTGAGTTGCTCAAGTTTGAGCGCGAGGGTGTTGAGATCCGAGACGGCATCGTGATCAACAAGAATCGACGCGATGCAAGCGGTGCTCCCATGATCTTGGCTGATCTGCGACAGAAGCAAGAGCCAACAGAAATCGTGTACCAGGGCAGGGCCATGTCAATCCCGATGACAGGTCTTGAAATTCAGCAGTTCAAAGCCGAGAAGGAAAAGGGCCCCGAGGCCGAACGTCGGTACTTTGAGACCTATCTTGCCGGTCGCCGCTCTGGGCCTCAAGCCATGCCGTTTGGCGGAGATCGCGGGATGTTCTCCATCCGCATTCCAAACCCAAGCAATGCAAGCCAACTTATGACCTTGACTGGCGAAGGAACCCCTCGTCAGCGGGCAATGATTGAGCAGGCGGAAGAAAAGGCGTTTGAGACCGGCGACTTCTCTGAGGTTACGAGGCTTTACACGCAGATCACCGGTCAAGGTCAATACGGACAAAGACCCGCGCCTGCCGCACAACCCGCTCGGGCTCCTGGCGCTCCTGCTGCAGCCCCGAGAGTTCCTCCTGAGCGGGCTGAGGTTCCGCCTCCGACGCAAGAGCAAAACGCTCTTATGGATCAACTTCGTCAGGCTTCTACCCGGATGGCTTCGGCTGTTCAGGCCAATGACGCAAATGCAGAGCGTCAGGCGAGAACAGAGATCAACAATCTTCGGCAGCAGTTGGCGACAAGCCAAGGCATTCCTGTTGGATTGGCTGTTGACCCTGAACTTGCCGGTTTACCGATAGCCGAACAGGTCAAGATCACGACCGACCGCATCAAAGCAAACGACAAAGAGGCTACAGAGCAGATGGGCCTCATCCGCCAGATCGGCGCTCCTCAGCAGATCGTGGCATCAAACCGTCGTCTAGAAGAGATTCGACGCCTTGTCCGTGAACACCCAGATGCCGTTGGTCTCTTGGTCCGACAGGGCCTAATGAATGCTCTTATGGCGGCGGCTAATGAAGGCTTCTCTTTTGGCTCTTATCGGGCTTCTGCGCCAGTTACAACTTTCCTTGAAAAAGTTAAGTTGCCTGAGTCGAAGCAGGATGTGGCTCGACGGGTAGTCATGTTGCTTGACGAGGAGTTCTTCAACCGCGCCGCAGCATACAAGTCTGTGCTTGGTCCTCAGATTTCTAACGCCGATTCTGTGATGATGAAGTCTCCGTCAGCCCGTCCTCAGGACTCTGCTCGCGTGATTGCTTACTGGGCAACCCATAGCCTGCTGACCAATCGTCAGATCGACGATATGTACAACGCTGCTAGAGAGTATCCGAAGAACCGCAGCCCAAACAACTTCATCGGCGAGGATGTCCGTCGCATTATGGATTCCTACACCCCGTTGTTCACGCGCATTCAGAGCGACTTCACGGCAGGAAGGTAAGTCATGAGCAAAGACAACGATGATGTGATGAAGCGCCTGCGGGAACTTGACCCGCAGTACGAAGCGACCGTCAGTGACCTTAAAAATATGGGCGTCACTGACAAGAAGCCGCCCGTGCAAATCTCAGAAGAGGACCGAATCCTCTACGACTTGTTTGGAGCAGGCGCAGGCGCGGCCGCATCGAAGGGTTTGGCCAATCGCATCGTTGCCCAGAGACTGGCTCAAGGACAGCCAATTCCTCCGTCCTTGTACGCTGCGGCGAGTCCTTCTTCTAGGGCAATGCAGGCTGCCCCAACAGCAGCCGCTCCTTCTGCTCCAACAGCAGGCGCCGCCGGGGCTCCTGGTCGCTCTCTGTCTGATCGAATCCTGCAAGGAACGATCGACGATGCAGGCGCTACTGGCAGGGCTCGGACAACCGGATTCAATGTTCAGACGGCCCAAGAGGCCGCAGGACAGCGTCAGATGACTGAACTCATCAACGAGATGCGTCGTCGCGGCATCGTTGGACGAAGCGCTCAGGATCTGTTCTCTTCGCTTCCTGGCATGACAGCCACCCCATCTGGAGTGTTGACGCCTCGCTCTGAGGCCCCTCAGACGGCGGGCCCAAAGCCTGTTGAGCCCAAGCCGTTTATGGGCCCTCCTACGCCTCCTGAGACCGGCGGGTACACCATGCAACAAAAGCCTGGAGCCCTGCAGCAGGCGGCGGGTATGGCTCGTCGCGGCATGGGGGCTGTAGTCTCTCCGGCAGTGGAGATGGGCGGGGCTCTTTTGTCTTCCCCGCGGGTGTCTGGCGCGATGGGCGGCGTTGGAACCGCAGAAGGCATTCAGCAGTACATGATGCGCCGGGATGTAGATCCACTGGGCGCGAAGGTGGCTGCAGGATCTACTGCGGGAAGCCTCTTGTCTCTGCTCCCACAAATCCACCCAGTGGCGCGGGTTGGGGCTGCAGTCCTGTCTCCGTTGGCTCTGTACCTCTATGACAAGTACAAGCCCTACAAGTCTGTTCTAGAGCAGCAGCAGGCTGTAGAACAAGCCCCGCAATAGAATCTCTCCTCTCTCTCCAGTTGCCAAACCAGAGAGTTAGGCCCCTTCGGGGGCCTTTTTTATGCGTGTCCGCCTGTACAAGTGGCGAGGACAAGGAGCCTTCTGTTGTGCTCTTCCATATCCACAAGGGCCTGTTCGTAACCCTTGTCGAAGATCAGCGAGAAGATCTTGCTCATGTAAGCATCTTCGGTGTTAGACCCTTGGTCGAACTCGTCAGCCAGGGCGACGATCTCATCCCAGTTTGCTTCCAACTTCCCCTTGCTGATCTTGATGAGGATCATTTCTGGGCCTTCAGCCACTTCTTGAGCACCGCGCACTGCTCCATCAACTCATCAACCAGAAGAATCGCTTCCTTGTGCTGCTTCTCAAGGCACAGGTCATGAATCCTGCGTTCAAGTTGATCGATCTTGATAAGCATCGGGGCGTAGTCAAACAGGTCCGGCATATCGGGCTGCCTCGTCAACCAAGTCATCAATTTCACTGAGTTGCTCCCTAGTTGCAACGAACCCGTTTGTGTTGGCCAAGATGTCTCGGATCTCGTGATACCGCTTGGAGTCCCGGTCGAATCCCTTCAACACTTCAAGGAAGAGGGGCAGTTGATCGTTCGTCCACCCCTTCCCGAACAGTGCATCAATGAACTCCTCAGGCGTCACGGCGCTTCTCCTGCAGGGCGTCTGCGACCACCCCGTTGAGAGACCGCACGAACTCGATGCACATTTCTCGCTCTGCTCGGGCGATTTTAGGCGCAGCCGCAGCGATAAAGCCATTGGCGAGTTTCACTAAGTCTTCTTCAAGAAAGGCGTAGTTCTCCTCCAACCAGATGGTCCGGAAGGCTTCTTTGACCTCTTCGGTTGTGAGCATCATGCTGCCACCTTCGGCTTGCGGCCAGGGGCCTTGCGAGGAGTACCGTCCTTCTTCAAGCCATACGGAGCGGCTTTCTTGGCAGCGGCCTTCTCGGCCCGGAGGTTCTTGCGGTGCTCACTGATGTAGCCCTTGATGACATTGACTCGCCTGGGCAGGTCGTCCCAAGCCCCTGCATCCTTCATGGCCCGGACCTGCTGCTCATTCAGGCTGAAGCCCTTGGGGATATTGAGCGCGGGGATCTCCGGCTCTTCCGGTTCTTGGAAGAAAAGGGGCGCCTGGGCCTCGTCAATGACCTTCATCAGGCCGTTGCTGTAGGCCACGACTGCAGCCTTGACGATGTCGTACTGCACAGGGGTGAGTTGTAGGGTAATCATGTTCTCTCCTTAGAAAAAGCCAAACCAAACACCAGTCCCGTGGACACAGCCCACGGGGAAGAAGATCGCGCCTGCCAGTAGAAGGATCCACTTGCTAGACGAGATCGCCACCACGATATGTGTCAGCCAAGCCAACACAGTCCAGATCACAAGCGCAACGCTCCAGAAGTCGTTCATTTATCTCTCCAGTCCTGACTTTGCGTACCAATAGTTCAGGAGAGACTCAAACATAAGTCTTCCCCTGCCAAGGTCTTCTTGTGACCACTCCCTCACCACGACCAGTCCCGGCTCTGTCACCGAGACGAAGACGTTCGCGCATCGAGCATCAGGCAGATCCAACCCAACGCGGTAGGCAGCCAGTTGCATGAGGTGCTCGTCGTATCCCTGTACCTTCTCCACTTGGTCACTTGTGAACTCCTTGGTCTTAAAATCGATCACCACCCCATTCCCATCCGAGGAATGAAGGTCTACTTTTCCCCCAAAACCTAGGGGGTGACCAAAAGACTTCTCTGTAGACCACTCTAGGTCGCCAAAAACTTTGACGATCTGGCTCTCAGTTCCCAGTACAGCGCCCGAGAACTTCGAGGTGACATGGCGGGTCTCGAAGAAGGATTCAAGGGCCGCATGGACCTCTGAACCCCTCTCCGCTGCGGCTTTGGCCTGTTCCTTGGAGTCGGACTGAATCCGGCTGATGAAGGACTCTTCCGTCTCTTCTGGGGCCCTAGGAAGGGTCAGGGCCGCGAGCATCATCTGCTGCAGTTTCCAAGCCTCAAGACCCGGAGATGCGGCGCATTTGATGATGGTGGTCACAGAAGGGACGAGCCCCAACTTCCGCGCATCCCGAAGGGTGGTTGGTCGCTGATGCCCGTCCTTGTTCTTGACCGAGTAAGCCGGTTCCCCAGACTTGGTGTACCAGTGCTGACTCTCAGATGCTCTGACGATCATGTTTGCTCCTTAGAAGGGGATGTCCTCATCCAAGTCATTGCTCATGGACGCGAGACTCTTCTTCCCGTTGCCGGAAGAACCGGTGTTGGCCAGTGCCTTGTACTCGGGCGAGGACTCAATCTTGGCTTTTAGACCTTTAGAGAAGGTCTCAAACAGTTCCCAGTCCGGGTCTCCGAGGCGGAACATCTGCAGTTCGTTGTGACCCTCAGGAAGACCCTGCTTCTTCAGGAAGCCCGGAACAGGCGAGATGCCTGCGACGTTGGCGAAGATCTTCCCGTCCTTGTTTCCAGAGCGGTGAAGAATGTTCAACATACACCACTGACCCAGGACGTTCTTCAGGTCAAACCGTGAGGCTTCCTTGTCTGTCCAGGGCTGTCCTCGCCAAGCCTGCAGATCCTTCCGCAAGGTTGCGGCTTCGTTCCATGACAGGGTGTAGTTCTTGAAGACGGCCATCGGTTTTCCTTCTTCCGTCAGGAGAGGTGCTCCGTTATCGTCTTCGCCGTGGATCTCCCATCCGAACATCACCTTGCGCTGCATCTTCACCTCACCACCGTCGAACTGGGAGGTTTGAGTTCCCAAGTCAACGATGCGATACAGACGGGCCAGATGGGTTCCAGAAGGAACGGTCTTGAACTCACGACCACCACCAGATGCTTCTACGATAAAACTCATTTCTGTTGCTCCTTAGAGAAAACTTTCTCAGTTACTTTCAACACTTCTTCCACGCTCAAACCTGCATTACGCAGGGCTTCCTTCAGGCACCACTCCTGGTATTCGTCCTGGGCCTTGGGATCTTTCAACCACTCTAGGTATTCTTCGTCAGTCATTCTCTTCCTCCTCACGCAGGGCGTTGGCGCAAGCCACCTTGGCGTAGGTGACCACTTCCATGATCTTGCGCCACTCATCACCCGTAAGCGGACGGTTGGTGACGAACGACAGGCGGGCTGCTTCGATAGCAGCATCGGCCTCTTGGGCAATCATCCGAACGGTTGAGCCCGACATCAGAACTCTCATGTTTTTCATTTCGTCACCCACATCAAAGCCGCCATCAGAGCGACGCAAATAGCCGCAAGGCTCAGGTAGTAGCCCGGAGTGACTTCTCGCTTGGGAGGCCCGATCAGGGCCATTTGGAGGCGTTCAGCATCACGGCTGAACTCGACCTTCGTGGAAGGCTCGTACCGGCATCCGATGAGGACTTTGCCGGTGTTGTAGGGCAGATGCTTCATTTCAACCTTTCAGTGACCGCCTCTTTGGCGTGAATGCAGTGGATCACAACTCAAACACCATGTCAACATTGTGTTGTATAAAAAGTTCAAGTAGACTGGAAGGATGAAACTCAAACAATACTTTGACGAAGAGCCGATCGGAGCGATCAAGGAGATGGCCGAGTACCTGGGCGTGACCCAGTCCTGGATGTCCCTCTTGATCCACGAGAAGCGCAAGTGCTCCGCAGCCCTGGCCAAGAGGATCGAAGATGCCACGCAAGGGCTTGTGACGCGCAGGGACTTGCGCCCTGACTTGTTTGGCGATTAAGATGCTCATCAGCGCCGTGAGAAGCGCATAAGGTGGGCTTGCAAGTCAGTGTCCTTGGGCGGACGGCTTCAGGCCCGATCAAGACCCGCAATGGGTTGGCCCGCCTCGGAATTCTCACCCTGAGGCTGTCCACCCAAGGACAACTGATGCACTACTACCAGTTCCACATTGGTGACTACAGGGCCTCCACCGCTCACCTGAGCAACGAGGAGGACTTGGCATATCGGCGCCTGATCGATATGTACTACGACCTTGAAGGCCCGATCCCTCTTGACATGGAGTGGGTTGCCAAGCGCATCCGCGTTGAGCCAAGCGTCATCCGGGATGTGCTGAACGATATGTTCACCTACACCCCTGATGGGTACTTCCATGCCCGCTGTGAGCAGGAGATCGCGCACTATCGCGGGAAAAAGGATCAGGCGTCACGCGCCGGTAAAGCGTCTGCAGAGCGTCGGCAGAACATCCGTAATGCATCCGTAGAACAGACGCTCAACGGACGTTCAACGGACGTGCAACCAACCAATAACCAAGAACCAATAACCAAGAACCAACAACCAGAAACCAAGGTTAGAAATACACGCACATCGACTGTCGTCGAGTGCTTCGATGGTGTTGAACCCCAAGTCTGGGAAGACTGGTTGGCCATCAGAAGAGCCAAGAAGTTGCCGTTGACCAAGACCGCCATGGCTCAAGTCGAGGCCGAGGTCGTCAAGGCAGGCATCTCTATGCAGGAGGCTCTGAAGGAGTGCTGCCTTCGAGGATGGGGTGGATTCAAGGCCAGTTGGCTGACGAGGGAAGGTGGCGCGACCCTCAACAAGCAGGAGGCCCTGGAGCGTCGGAACAAGGAAGTCGGCCTGCGTTGGCTGCAAAACCAAGGAGCGATGAATGAAAGCGAGTGACAAACCCCAGTTCATGGAACTGATCACCGATGTCCTAGCCTTCTACAAGCAAGATGTCTCGGACTTCGCCATCACCGTCTGGTGGCAGGCTTCCCAGAACTTTGAGTTGGAGCAGGTGCGGAAGGCCTTGACCTCCCACGCCATGGACCCGGAGAAGGGCCAGTTCCCTCCAAAGCCCGCGGATCTGGTTCGGATGCTCCAAGGCACGCATACGGACAGGGCTCTCCTGGCCTGGAATAAGGCGTACAAGGCGATTTCTCAGGTCGGGGCATACCAGACCCTTGATCTGGGTGATCCGATCGCTCATGCGGCGATTCAAACCCTTGGAGGATGGCCAAAGTTCTGCCAGTCTCAGGTTGACGAGTTGCCGTTCCTGCAGAAGCGGTTCTGCGACTTCTACCGCACCTACACCACCCGAGGGGTGGAGGACGCTCCTACGCGACTGTCTGGGATTTCTGCCACCGAAAACGGGGCTCGTGGGTTCATTGAATCCAATGTTCAACCTTTGCTGCTGAGGAACTGAGATGGAAGATGTAATGCACCTGATGTGTGCAGCCAGGGGCTGCCCCAACCGTTGGAGCGTAGACGCCGGGAACGGCCGCCTGTGCTCCAGGCACGCATGGAAGCCCGCCAAGGACTGGCCATCCATCACCGAGGACATCAAGGCGGCCCCTGTGGAGACGATGTCCGCGATCGAGTACAGGAAGGTTTCCGACGAGGAGAAGTTGGCCATCCTCCGTAAGGTTGAGGAGATGTTCTCCCACTCCAACCCTAGGCGATGGGCTCATGCCCTGAAGGAGCGGGAAGCCCGCGGTGAGAGGCTGACTTCGTTCCAAAAGTCGTCCTGGCGGGAAGCCCTGGGGGTGAGGGAATGACCCGTGAAGAAGCCAAGAAAGTCCTCAACCAAACCCGCGAAGGGGTCGGAGCCTGGACTGGGGATCAAATTCGAGACGCTCTTGCCGCCACCGGAGATCTGGAACCACATGAGGGACTGCGAGGCCCGTCACTGGCTCAAGCGCTTTCGGGAGATCGCCAGTACCTCGGGTGGAGCGCAGGCTCGACAGTGGTGGCAGAAAACCTGCGAGGACATTGAGAAACGTCGAGGACCAGAAGCCCTAGCGGATCTGAGACAAAGGATGAACGAGCAAAGAAAGGTAACTGAGAAATGAATCAACTGGATATGTTCGGGAACGAAGGCGCATGGCTTGAGAGGATGCGCCGGAACTGGAGGGTGGCGATTGAAGGTGATGGCGGGATCTGCCCTTGCTGCGACCGCAGCGGGAAGGTCTACCGCTTCAAACTCAACCAGACCCACGCTCTTAGCCTGAGGTGGATTCAAACTCACGGGGATCACGATGGGTGGGTGGACGTTCAAAACACTGCGCCCCGATGGATTCTCAAGGGCAAGAACTACTCCATGCTCACCCACTGGGGGCTGCTTGAGTCCAAGGGCAACCGCTCCGGAGTGTGGAGGGTGACCAAGAAAGCAGAGGACTGGATCGCGGGTCGCATGGGCATATGCGAGTCAATCTTCATCTACGACAACCGTGTCTGGGGCGAATCCGACGAACAAACATCCTTCCGAGGGTGTATCGGAAAGCACTTTGACTTCGACGAGATCATGTCCAGTCAGTTCAACTGGGCCAACATCAAGAGGAAAGCATGACCGACCTGACCGATTTCCAGAAGAACTTCCTGCTCGGCCGCGGAGCCGGACAGACCCTCTACACCGAGAAGGAGTTCGAGGAGCGCCTAGCCCAAGCCAAGGCCGAAATCATGGCCATCGCCATCCAAACCTCCAAGCAGGCGATCCAGATCGAACGCCGAGCCTGTGCAGAACTCGTTATGAGGCTCGCAAGCGAGGAGGATGAGGGTGAGGTATCAACCGCGCTAAAAAACGCCGCTATGGCCGTTTTAAGGCGGATTCCGGGGCAGTTTGAGGAGAACTGACCATGCTGCTCGGGAAACTGCACTGGTCCATAAGGTCTGAAACGGGTTCCGTAAGGATTTCGGTGGACTTCAACGATCAGGACATCCTGCTCCAGTTGGACGCCCTGAACGACTGGATTGAAGAACTCGAAAGACTCAAGGAGAAGAAGGAATGGGAATTTTTGTTGTACCTGAAGAAGGTCAAGGATGACATTGATGCGGATCGAACTCGACTTCCCTCCGGCGGACCTGTTTCCGAACCGAGCCAAGGGCAGGCACTGGGCAACCCTTCACGCATCCAAGACCCAGTACCGGGAAAACTCCGCTTGGTTGGCCAAGCACCAGATCCGGGCGTGGCAGGCTCCTGAAGGGGACATCAGGCTGACCCTGATCTTTCAGATGCCGGACAAGCGGATGCGAGATGCGGACAACTGTCTGGCCGCGGCCAAGGCTGCTTTGGATGGACTGGCGGATGCCCTGCAGGTCAACGACCGGAACTTTCAGCCGATCGTGGTCTACAGAGAACTGGGAGCCAAGCCTGGGAAGTTGATCGTGGAGTTGGAATGAGATGGGAGGACGACGGTATGGAAGACGTGGGGCAGGTGCTGCTGATCCTTCTGCTGATCTTCGTCGTCCTGATCCCGGCAGTCATCATCTGGCTGCTGTTCAACGACTGAAGTTTGCCCTGTATGCGGTATGTGCCCTGGCGGTTTTAAGGGAATGGGATGAGGAAGCGCAGCAAGTACAAGCCAAAGGGAACAAACCCCTCGGCGCACCTGATGGCCATGCAGGGGGTGGCAAGGCTGACCACCACCGATGCCCTGAGGTTCATCGCCCCGCTTGACGCCGCGATCGAAGCCGCAAGACAGGCCAAGGCAACGAAGCAGAACTGGCAGGCTGTCTTCAACGCCATCAACCTGATCGAGGCCCTGGTGGAGATGAAGGTCGCAAGGGACGAAGGCGGGGCGATAGACGCCCTGCAGCAGGCGGTGATCAGCGCCCTAGATCGGTTGAAGGAGACGGGCAGTAAAACTCTCAAGGCTCAGGAGATCAGCGCCCTGATGGACCTCCTGGGGCTGTACTCGGAACTCCTGGCGGGGACCACCCACAGCGAACTGTTCGACGCGCAGGAGAAGGTAAGCAAAAGGATCATCAGGGTTCTGGCGCAGGGCCCGAACGGCAAGGATGTTTTGTTGAACGTAACCGGAGAGAACTATGAGCGACAAGATCATTGACCCCAACGACGCGATCGACTTCATGATCGCCAACTCGAAGAAGTACGCCCAGGCCAAGGCCAACCGGACGTACCTTGAGGAGTACCGCAAGACCATGAAGGCCGAACTGTGCAAGGACGCCCTCACGCACGGGTTCGAGGCGGTCAACGCGCAGGAGAGGGAGGCGTACAGCCACCCGGACTACAAGCAGCACCTCTTGGCCATCAAGGCCGCGATCGAGGAGGAGGAGCGGATGCGGTGGCTCATGGTGGCGGCACAGGCAAGGATCGATGTGTGGCGTTCCCTTGAGGCGTCCAATCGCATGATCGAGAAGGCAGCGCTGTGAACATCAAGCAGTGGAAGAATGCCGTGGCCGACCTGGGCTGCGGGATGTGCAGGCGCATGGGCTATCCCGGCACTCCTGCTCAACTGCATCACCCTAGGGCAGGCGTAGGGATGGCGCAGAGGCAGAGCGACTGGCTCGTCATCCCCCTCTGTGAGCCGCACCACACCGGCAGCAAGGGGTGGCACGGCACCAGAGACGACTTCAAGCGCCACAGCACAGGGGAACTCGACATCTTGGCTGACACCCTTGAACTTTTAATTCCGAGTAAAAGGTAGGGTTTATCACTAGACACAGACTTTGATTTTAAATTAAAGTTCACACCACTGCAGCACGGTGCTGCGGGTAACAGAGAAAGGTAACTGATCATGGACGCAAACAACATCCCTCTCCTGTACGCTGACGAACTCGGCCTCCTCTTGGCCCAGATCGCTGAACTGACGGCCAAGGCCGACTCGATCAAGGAAGCGATGAAGGATGTCGCTACCAACGGCGGCGGCTCGGTGTTTGAGGGCAACTACTTCAAGGCTTCGGTGATCGAGGCCAACCGCAAGGTCACGGACTGGAAGGCTATCGCCAAGGTCTGCAACATCCCCGAGGATGTGATCGTGGCCAACACCACCGTCACGGCCGTGTTCTCGGTCAAGACCACCGCCCGTTAATCAGGAGGCCGAGATGATCTTCAAGCCTACTAAGCAAGATGTTGCGATCATCAAGGCCGCTGCGGCTTTGGAGTCTGCCCCTCGCATCAGTGAGAGCGCCGTGATTCTTGAGCCTGCATGGCGGGGCAACACCCGAGATGAGTCAAGGGGCGTCAGCATGAACATCGCCCTTGTGACCGACGATCCGAAATGGAACGACACTGATCTGGCCGACTATGGCGACTGGGCAGAGTTCCGCAAGGGCATCGAGTTGACGCCTGACGGTCGCGGCATCGTGGATTTTTACATCCGTAAACGTGGTGACCAATACGGCGACCTGCACGGCAATGTGACCATAGAGATTCGCAAGGGTAAGTTGGCCAAGGTCTACGGCTACCCTGGCGTGTATTTTGAAGTTGAACAGTAACTGAAACTTGGGGCTTCGGCCCCCATCCTCGGGAGACAACGTGAATGAAGACAGAAGAACGCATCGCCGCGGGCGTAAGCCTGCTGTTCTGGGTACTGGCGTACCTGTTCGCCATCACAGTGCTGCTGATGGATCTCCTGG